CTCAAAGACTTCTTGGTGGTCCTCTTTGACACTGGCATGAGGCCTTGGCGTGAGGCTCACAACCTGCACTGTAAATGGATAACCTCAGATGTTAATGGCTTGCCTGTAATCAGAATTCCCAAGGCATTCAGCAAGACTAAAAAGTCTCGCGACATCCCAATGACTGACCGAGTAAAGCAGATATTGCAGACCCGTTCAGACGGGCAGGTGGGTGACTTTAAGATGTTCGCCAAGCTGGATTATAAATGGCACTGCACTCGCTTCTGGAATGAGCTAGTCAGGCCTGTAATGAGATGGGAAGGTGACGAGGTTTGGTATGGATGCAGGCACACGTTTGCTACCCGTTTGATAGAGCGAGGAATCGACATCAGGATAGTTCAGGCTCTGTTAGGTCACTCCAATATTAGCCAGACTGCAAAGTATGCCAAGGTGACACACACTGCACTGCAGGCAGGCATTAAGGCCTTACAGTCCAATGACATTAACGGGGACAGATTGTCTCCAAATGCTTTACCAAATGAAATAGCACTGGCACTAAGTGCCTGATATAACTAACGAATTCTTTACGTGCATCGAGCAGATAACAGTTCGAATCCTCTCGGGCGCGCCATTATTCGATAGTTAATATCAAAGGCTGCATCTGTTTTTCTTACAGGTGTGGCCTTACTTTGGCTAATGATTAACAGTACTGTAACTAATTCAGTACATATATAGGGGGACAAAAGGCAGGACAAATGGGGCCAAATGATGGCTCAGAGCAAAGGTTGCACTATCACGGTAAGTGGATTGAGAGTCCCTGCCGTGGGTGCATGGTTTCAGAATTGAAAGTAATTACGGAGAGACTAAATGTCTATAGTAACAGGTGATAGTTTGATGGATGCTCAATTAAACATTGAGAAGAACATGCGTGATTTTGGTGTTGAAAGAATGGCTAAACAAATAAGTAAACAGAAGGACCAGAGGGGGGAATCTGGGACCCAATATGGACAGGCCATGTTGACTCATGGACTAGCTAAATTTGCTGATGGAATTACTGAGTACATCGGTGCAGACCTAGGCCGTGGTGGTAGGGGTGGCTCAGTAAGAAAGTTACTCACTGGGGGTGACCCTAACGTCATTGGGTTTGTGTTTATGAAATTTATTATCAATGGTATTTCAATCAAACACGGGACACTCCAAGCCATTATTAAAAAAGCAGCAGCACACGTTGAGGATGAATTTAGATTAGCTGAATTACGCACACAGGATGCCAAATTGTGGAAGCGATTAGTCGATGCTTCAGACCGCAAAGAGGGACACTGGAAACGGACAGTCATCGTCAATGCTATGAATGATGAGACAGCCAAGGGGACCATTAATAATTGGGAATCTTGGAGTGCTGCCCAGCTAATGCAAGTTGGTTCCAAGCTTCTCACAATTCTGATAGAGACTGTCGGGCTAGTCCAAATCACAACCGAATCTAAGGGCAAACACAACACCGTTAAGAGGCTTGTTGCTACCCCTGAGACACTGGAGTGGATAGAAGAGAGATGCTCTCGGATAGGCCTCACAGCACCTCAATATAAACCTCTTGTAATCCAACCTAGGGATTGGACTTATGAAAACCTCAATGGTGGTATCTATTACTCTCACTACTGCAGGCCTGTTCGGTTTGTTAAGACCAACAACAAAAACTACATGGACGAATTACGGCACACTGATATTGACGTGGTCCTCCACTCAATCAATGCTATGCAGCACACTGCGTGGTCTGTTAACAAGGACATCTTAAACCTTGTCAATGAGATGTGGGACAATGGTGTTGAGTGGTGCGATTCAATCCCACCTAGATTCAATGAGCCTGAAATTAATGCAGATAATTTTGAACTGGAAACCAAACAGCAATGGGCAGCATTTTACAAAGAAAAGAACCGTATTGATGCAGCTAATAGGGAGTCAGCCGCAAAGCGTATTGCCTATTCTAGCACCATCGCCACAGCTCAGGAATTCTCCGAGTTCGATGAGTTTTACTTTGGGTATAACCTTGACTTCAGGTCGAGGGTCTATGCCATCAGCCAGTACAATGCTATGGGACCTGACCTGATGAAAGCCACCTTGCGCTTTGCTAATGGAAAGCCATTGGGTGAGTCAGGTTGGAAGTGGCTAGCCATTCACTTAGCTAACGTAGGAGATTTCGACAAGGTATCAAAGGACACTTTGGAGGCAAGGGTAAAGTGGGTTATGGACAATGAGCATTGGATTATACAGTGCGTTGAGAATCCATTTGAGAATCGCAAGTGGTCTTCAACATGTGAGCATGGCTATGCGCTGCGCCAGTACAGCAGGCAACGTCAACCTACTGCCATCTGACAAGCCGATTGATTTATATCAACTCGTTGCTGACAAGGTGGTGACTCAACTGCGCTTGGACAGTGAACAACCACATGAGCATTGGGGTCCAGCCATCTTAAATAACATGGGAGTGAGGGTCCCTAATTATACTGAGCTTGCGCTCGAATGGTTGAAGCATGGGTTTGGACGCTCACATAGTAAGAGGGCAGTAATGACCTACAGCTATGGCTCGAAGCAGTACGGATTTAAGGAACAAATCCAGACCGATGTGATGCATCCTTTGATGCGTGAATGCAACAAGACAGGCAAGGAATTCCCGTTCAGTTATGACAATGGTTATCGTGCCTCATCATACATAGCAAGGTTGCTTTGGGATGCTGTTGTTGATTCAGTCAAACGCCCAGCCCAGCTCATGGATTGGCTCACTGACTCAGCCAGCAAAGTGGCAAAGGAAAAGTTTGATATGGCAGACGGCTCACTGCAGGCAATGCCAGTTCGTTGGACTACACCTTTAGGATTCCCTGTCGTTCAAAGTTACTATGACACCAAGCCTAGGCGTGTTAAGACTAGCATCAATGGTGCGTTAGTTTACCTGACCCTAAAGGAAACGACTGACCAGATATGTACTCGCAAGTCTGCGCAGGCATGTCCACCCAACACCGTTCATTCTTGGGACGCGAGTCACCTAATCCTGACAGTGTCGAGGTCAGCAGATGCAGGCATTGGAAGCTTTAGTCTTATCCATGATTCTTTCAGCACGTTAGCTGCAGACACCGATGAGTTTTGGCATATCATCAGGGATTCTATGGTGGAAATGTATGAGTCTGATGACATCGTTCACTCTCTGTATCTAGAGATGAGGGCGCAGATGAAACCTGAGAACCGCGATGAAATCAAGCTGCCACCTAGTAAGGGGACACTGGACTTAGCTATCACAGCAGAGTCACGTTATTCTTTTGCCTAATACTTACAGTACTGTATCAGTTACTTAGCAAAGGTTGCACTATCACGGTAAGCAACCGTATCAGCTAAAAAGCTAATGCCCTCTCGTAAAACAGGGGGCTTTTTTATGGAGAAAAACCATGACGTTTGAACAAACGCAAGCTGCCCTTCTAACCATGAACGGACAGCCACTACCCCTTGACCTTATCGCTGCTTTGATAAACCAAGGAATAATTATTAGTGAGTTCCTGAGAACTTACCAAAACTAAACCAGCGCACTATGCGCACCTGACAACTAGGATTTATATGTCAAACAAAATACCACAAATCGTTACCCCTGAAGGACGCACTGAATGGCTTAAAGCGTTCACACCTGATTTTAAATTTGATGAATTGGGAACTTATGGCTGCACCTTGAACATGGAAAATGCAGTGGCTCTTCCACTCATGGCAACCCTTGATGAGTTCATGGAGAAGGCAGTCGCTAACGCTATGGAGGAGACAGGCAAAGCCAAGGACAAGATTAAATTAAACCCACCGTACATCATTGATGATGAAACAGGTGATGTGTCTTTTAAGTTTAAGTTAAAGGCCACTGTCAAAGGACGCAATGGTGACTTCACGCAGAAGCCATTGGTCATTGATGCGCGCAAGAAGGTCATCACTGAAGAGGTTCCAACTTGGAATGGTAGCCGTGTTCGTATTGGCTTTCAACCTATCACCTACTACACAGGATTAGTTGGTGCTGGTGTATCACTACGCATGAAGACCGTCCAACTCATTGAGGCATTGGATGGTGGTGATGGGGCAGGTGCATCAGCATCAGCAGGCTTTGATGTTGAAGACGGCTTTGAGTTTACTGCTTCACCGCAGGTATCAGCATCAGTGGTGGAGGATTCTGCAGAGTATGACGACATCCCATTCTAAAGATTACTTTGTTGGTCTGAAGTATGGGTTTAGGTCGGGCTTGGAGAAGAGGGTTGCTGATGAGCTTAACAGCCAAGGCATCCCCTTCAAGTACGAAGAATTAAAAATCGAATACACACGACCTGCGAGGCAAGCTAAGTACACGCCAGACTTTGTCATTGGAAGTTTAATCATAGAACTGAAAGGTAGATTTATGACAGATGACAGAGCTAAACATTTATTAATCAAAGCTGAACATCCTACTCTGGACATACGCTTTGTGTTTAGTAATCCAAACCAACGAATCTCTAAAACTTCTAAAACTACATACGCAATGTGGTGTCAGAAGCACGGATTTAAATATGCAAAGGGGAGCATACCAATCGAATGGCTAAAAGAACAAGTACCAAATATTTGATAGTCCACTGCACGGCAACCAAGCCCAGCATGGATATAGGATTGACTGAGGTGGATGCATGGCATCGACATCGGGGATTTTTTGGGTGTGGCTATCAACTCATAATCAGACGGGACGGAATCGTAGAAAATGGGCGCAGCCTTGGTGATGTTGGCGCACATGCAAGGGGCTACAACCACAACTCTATTGGCATCGCACTTGTAGGTGGGGTGTCAGAAGATGACGTTTCTATTTCCGAAAATAATTTTACGGACATTCAGTTTGATGTTCTTTCAGATTTAATAACAACACTCCAACTTTCATACGGTGACATAGAAGTTCTAGGACACAGGGACCTACCTGATGTGCAGAAAGATTGCCCATCGTTTGATGTAAAGAAGTGGCTCAGTTAGCAAAGGTTGCACCATCACGGTAAGTAACCGTTAGGCCCTCTTCGGAGGGTCATCATTCTTATGAACTCAACTATCGAGAAAAAATATGACTCAATCTAATCAAGTTATTCAGCACCTTAAAACTGGTCGCTCACTTACTTCCATCGAAGCCATTGGACTTTATGGAATCACCCGACTTGCTGCTGTTGTTCACTCATTGCATAAGCAAGGCGCTGTCATCAACGTAAACATGAAGACTGGTGTTCGTGGTAAAGCCTACGCTAGCTACTCGCTCTAATGTCTAAGCGCGACCAAGACGATAGCCCTATGGTTGGACGTGAGAGTTGCCCTAGTTGCAACTCACGCGACAACTTAGCGCGCTATGCATCTGGTAGGGCTTACTGCTTCTCCCTTACCTGTAACCACATGGAGTGGCCTGATGAGGGTGAAGATATTAAAACTGTTAGGAGTAGGACAAGCATGGCAAGTTCATTAATTGATGGTGAAGTCAGGTCACTGAGGCAGCGAGGTATCTCTGAAGAGACAGCCCGTCACTTCGGTTACAAGGTAGGCTCACACAATGGTCAAGCAGTTCACATCTGCCCACTCCACAACACAGAAGGTAAGCTGGTCGCACAACAATTACGCACGGCTGATAAGAGCTTTCCTATCTTAGGAGACTTTAGTCAGATGCCGATGTTCGGTACTAATCTATTTGCGTCAGGTAAGAAGTTAGTAATCTGCGAAGGCTCCATAGACGCGATGAGTATCTCGCAGATACAAGACAACAAGTGGCCTGTTATATCTGTACCGAATGGCGCGGCTGGTGCAGCTAAATCCATTGCTGCAAACATGAGTTACTTTAATGACTTCCAAGAAATTATCCTACTTATGGATGGAGATGCAGCAGGTGAGGCAGCAGCCAAAGCTTGCGCTCCACTGTTTGAGGCAGGCAAGTGCAAGATAGGGAACATCAATGGCTTTAAGGATGCCAACGAAGCCTTGCTAGCTGGTAAGCATCGTCTAGTTATGGATGCAATATGGAACGCTAAGACCTACAGACCTGATGGTATCGTAAGTCTGAAAGACATCCGTGCAGAACTAGACAAGCCTGTGGAATGGGGCCTGCCTTGGTTCCTGAAGACACTAAACGATAAGACTTATGGCCGTAGGTACGGTGAAGTTTATTGTCTGGGTGCTGGAACTGGTGTAGGCAAGACTGATTTCCTAACACAACAAATCATCTACGATATGCAAGTGTTGAAGGAGAGGGTAGGTGTGTTCTTTCTAGAGCAGATGCCTACTGAGACAGCCATTCGTTTAGCAGGTAAACACGCTAGCAAATTGTTCCATATACCAGATGGTGATTGGACAGTTGAGCAGCGCAGTGAAGCTATTGATGCTTTAGAAGAGTCAGACATGATTCGCCTCTATGATTCCTTCGGGGTCTGTGAGTGGGATGTTGTCAAATCTAACATCGAGTATATGCACCACGCTGAAGGTATTCGTATCTTCTACATTGACCACTTAACAGCACTAGCCACAGGGCAGGGTGTTGATGAGCGCATAGAGTTGGAGCGTATCACTTCGGACATCGCTAAGATTTCCAAGAGACTAGGTATCATCATCACGATGGTGTCTCACCTCGCTACTCCTGATGGTAAGCCGCACGAAGAAGGTGGTCGTGTAAGTATCCGTCACTTCAAAGGCTCCCGTGCTATCGGCTTCTGGTGTCACTACATGTTCGGCATGGAGCGTGACCAACAAGCTGAGAACATCAAGGACAGGCAGACTACTACCTTCCGTGTTCTTAAGGACCGATACACAGGTCAGTCTACTGGCATGACCATCCCACTTAACTACAACCAAGCAACTGGACATCTCTACGAGCAGACTGTGTTTGACATAGTCCCTGTTGATGATGCGATGGCTGCGTTCTAAGGAAACATTATGAAACTCATTGTTGATATTGAAACAAACGGACTGCTGGATGAGCTAACAACCATCCACTGTATCGTGGCTAAAGATGTTGATTCAGGTGAGGTTCATTCCTTTCGTCCCAATGAGATAGACAAGGGCATCAAGCTGCTTGAATCTGCTGATGAGTTAATAGCTCACAACGGAATCAAGTTTGATGTGCCTGCTATCAAGAAGCTATA